TGACAACAGCCCCTCGATCCCGACAGTACTCAATCGTCCCATCATCTGAACCTGAATCAACAATCAATATCCCGCCGTCAGCTATCTTTTCAACGCAATCAAACCACCCTGGAAGTTGGGCAATCTCATCCCACATATCTGAGGCTATAACAAGAGGTCTCATGCTCGTAATTCCTCCTTACCATACCCTAGCATTTAAGCACATTTACATTGAAGATGCTTTCGACAGGCATGTGTCTGCCAGTACAAGGCGTTGGGCAATCTCTAACAGATGCCGAGCACGGCCCAAGACCGGGACAATCTAAGAGATAGTTTGGAACCATGCAAATCAATTCGCCTTTCATCTGATTCGGCCTGACAACATATGCATTCCCAGAGCCGAATAAACATATCTGTGATACGCCTAGAGCACCTGCAAGATGCGACACAAAACTGTCAACCGTTATCGCCAAGGAAGCTTTATCCATGACCCATGCCGTTTCTTGAAAAGTGAACTCCCCACGCAAATCCAAATTGGCCCCCGCGGGATAATCGTTTCGTCCACCTATCTGGACCGATAGATAACCCATGTTTTCAAGAGCCTTGCAGACATCAGCCATGTATTTATATGTTCGGAACTCAGCATCCCCTCCGGTAGTGTGGACTATAACAAGGTTCTTGGCAACTCCAGCCGCCTGAATTATGACATCGTGCTTTCGTGGTATTTTCATCCCTATAAAAAAATCATCCGGCTCTACATCCAGAATTTTCCAATAGAAGTCACTCAGGAGGTAGTTGCTATTCCTTCCCCAATGGCCGGGGAGTATCCTTTCTCCGTGGGGGTTGTAAACAAACTCATAGTCTTTCTGATTATTTTCATCCCAAGGGATAACCTCTGAAAGTGACGGGTGGCCCTCTACAATATCCATGTATTGTTCGCTGGTCATATAAACAAGATCCAGATCCGGATGCCTTGCTTTTATTCCTTTCAGGCATCTGGTCGTCATCAACACGTCCCCGCCAGAACTATGTTGAGCGAATAGCACTTTACTGAGTTTATCTTGGCGCCCCATTACACCATTCTTCATGATTTTATCATTTTCAGTTTGAACTTTAATTGCTTTCAGCAATGCAATATTAATATCTGAAACGCCATCGAGCCATTGTTTAGCCTTTTCTACCCCAAGGATGGAGAATTTTTCTCGGGTTTCTCTTGTTTCAATCATTGCTATCATGGCTTTTGCGATATCAATGTCATTGCACCCTTTTGCAGGGATCCATGATTGCCCCAAGCTTGTCTTTATCGGTAGGAATCGAGCTTCTTCACACGGAACTAACTCCCCGATTCTTTCTCCATTGGCCGATGTAAGTAGTTCCGGGTGCGCCGTAGTGTTGGATGCGATTACAGGCACTCCGCATGCCATAGCATTCAAAATCGTCCAAGACAGACCTTCTTGCATTGAGCAATTAACATAGCAGTCAAAGCAGTTGTAAAGGTCCGGCATTTTATTTTCATCGTAAAGGCCCCCCATAGTGTAGATGTCTCCACTCTTAAACCCACAATCATCAATCATGTAAACAGGGAGATTGAATTCACCTTTGTGGAGGTCACAATGCAGATATAGGATAGTGTCAGGATGCTTGTCTTTGACCGTTTTGAAGGCCTTCAACAATGTCTGAGGATCTTTCCTGAATTGATTCGGGCCAACAAAACCGAAAATAAAGGTGCCCCCTTTTATAGATTTGAAATATTCCTTTCTTGTTTTCGTTTTTTCTTCTAAAGAGTACATCCTGTAAATACCAGCGGAATCCATGGGTGGCCTAAAATATTCGATGCGCGGGACATGCTCTTTCAGCATGTTGAAACCATATTCTGAATATACGAGGGGAGCATCAAGATCATTCATGATTTTCACACAATCTTTTCTGATTGACTGAAGATCATAAGGGAACAGCCAGGCCCAAATAAATTTCATTTGTGTTCTTGCTTCCAATATTTGGTGATGTATCTCAATGAAATTCCAAATATCATGCCCGACTATAAATACGCAATCAAAGTTATAAGTTTTTAACAAGTGGAAGAACTTAGCAGGCCAATTGCCATCATCATTCACATTGATCATTTGGTATTTCATGAGATTTGAAAGTACTATAGGATCATTCCCGATAGAAAAAGTAACCGGCTCGAATTCATCATAGTTGAGCCTATTAAGGATGGCCCGAAGCATATGGGCATTCCCCGTCTGAGACATGGGATGATCCCCAACGAATAGGATTCTCTTTTTTTTCACCTTAAGTGGCCCCTCCGTTCTTAAGAAGATTGTTTTTAAAAGGCTTTGCTTATCTAGTGTCTTCGCTTATCTCACAGACCCATACGTTATCGAACCTGCGTTTTTTTATAGTTTCGACTTTGTAGTATTCTCCGGAAACCGGTTGATATCGGTCGAAAACTTTTATTCCGCTCGAAGCCGGCAGGTATAACTCGTGATTCTCAAGGCCTAGCTCCCCGAGTTCACTACCTAAATCTAGTTTATGACCGTAAAGAGCCTCAGTTTGTAACGCATATACATTTTGCGATACTTGAGTGAAACTACCAACCTCCCGATAATCAGCATCCCAGCCTTCTGTTTCAGAAGGCCTCATAATCTGGCCTGAAACATTGCACTTATATAATGTCCCGACCTTTTCTATCGTCTCATCCTGAAACATCACAGGGGTAAGATTCATAACCATGAAATCTCTGCCATCATTAAGCTGGACTATATCCCCGGCCTGAGTGACCGAATCCCAATCAAAGCTCGCTTCCAGAAAGAATTCCCTAATAAAAGGCTTCGCCACCTGGCGATTTATTTTAGGGATTAAATATTCCCCGGTGTTAATGGCCTGACCTGATCGAACTAAACCAAAGGAGTTTCCAACCTCTGCGTGTACTTCGTTGATGTCATCACCAAGATCTGACATTAATTACCAACCTTTTCCCTGATCTTTGAAACAAAAGCTACCACACCTGTAATGATAGAACTGGCCATCATGAGGATATCCTCTATAGATTTTATATCCCCTTCGCTTAAATCAACCCCATATTTAGCTGCGACCACCAAAGAGATGATGGTTATCAAGCCTCGGCCATGGGCTAAACTCCTCGAAATTGAATCCGCCATTTATGCACCTACTTACTCAGTCTCGTCATATTCGTTTGGATTTATTATAATGGTATTGTCGTTCGTGTATGTGGTTTCTCCACCTGTTATCGGGTCATATTGGAACCCTGCGTCAATTTTGGTGCCGAACATCTGATAGGATTCGACACTCGCAAATTCATACGGATCTTCCTTTTTTGCTTTCTTGAACTCATCGTCCATATCTTTTATTAAGGTTCGATAATGGCCGAACGCCTGTTCAAGGCTTATCTGCTCATATTTGACTTTTTTGGCTTCCCCCGTCAGAAGCATAAAGAACAAAGCTCTCTTAGTCCTTTGGATCATCCATTTTATTTTAAAGGATGTCGTAACGGGCATCGTCCATCCAGTGTCACGTTCAGCCGCATCGACGGCATCAACGTAATTATCGGGATCAAATTTTGACGATAAGCCCATTATCTCGCGGGCGACAAGGACTATGAGGTCATCTGCTATCATAAAAGTCTACAATCTAATCCTGATAATAGTTTGAAGCCACATCGGGGTGGACTCTGGTTATATGCATTTTAAGCCCATTCTCGGAAGAGAACAGCTTCCCGCTTTCGCATCCTGGTACTGGGCACTTAAACATAACCCCGGTTGCATTTGTCGGATCTTCCATGCCTGAGGTGTCATGGGGCCTCGTCTCATCTTGTAATTTGAGATTAGGTTCCTTTAATGCAGAGATCTCTTTTTTGAGATTGGACAGGTCCTCTCTCTGGCTTTCGATAATTTTACAAGCAGCTTGTAGCTCTGCTACAAGTTTCTCAGCCTCTCCAGCATCAACATCCCCTATGGGTTTACCGGCAGCATCATGCAAAAGCCTTACGGTTTTATTCCCCATCGCAACTTCTGTCAAAATGCTCTTTGGGATGTTCTTGCCGTTGTTGTCATCAAAGATGGTCCCCTTGCTCCACTTGGCTCTCTTCCTATCGTCACCAATCCCCCTTAGCGTCACCAACAATTCAACTCGCATTTGAATCTCTCCTTTCATCGTTATCTGTTTGAGATGATTGCCTACGCCCAAATGAAATTGGGATGCCAAAATCATCGCGTTCAATTATCTTGGCACCCCAATTTATCTGATCGAAATTACGTAAAAATTTTTCATTGGCCGCAATCTGGCCATTACAGTAAAGATTATATGGAATAGTCATTGCCTTTTCACCCCATAAAGAATTGATTGGACATCTTCACTGCTGCCTAATTCGTAGGCTCAAGGTCTACAACTATAACAGCATTTTGCATTTCAGTTGTAGGAGATGCAGTCCTGGCGATTATAAAATCGCAGGTAAACACATCCCCGACTGAATACGAATTCGCAGCCGTATTTACAATGGCTTGGGCTACCCCAGTATCATCGGTTGCTTTTGTTGTCTTGTTCGTAGCCGCTTCTCCGGATACGTGTCTTATGCTGGGCAATGCAGATAGGCAAGACGCACCATTAATATACACCTGCCCTGATATATTTAATGAATTACTATCGTCTTTCCCACTGCCCTTAATGGATACCCAAGCGTCAACGACTTTCCCGGCGCCCTTCGCCGCCCCCATGAGAACCCCAAGCTTGCTTGTCGTGATCTGGCCAGAGTAAAACCCTACCATCGACGGTTCAGCGACATCATTGACAAGCCTGGCAAAATTGGGTGTCGGATATGGGCCTAAAGGCCTTCTCCATTTAGAACTCATAGCAAAATCCTCCTTTCCCTTTTGGGTTTTAAGCTACCTTCAAGGAGTAAATTGCATCTTTTTGGTAAAGAACCGGTATCCCCTTGTTTTGGACTCTTATGGCTATCCCGTCCGGGTCCCATTCCTCATGGCTGTCAACCTTTAATCCATAATGACGATCAAGGTCGAAAGGCGCATTGGCAAATTCCGCTATATTCTCATCTTCGACTGTGGAGCAGAACATAGTGAACTTTGTTTTTGGGACATAAGTTTTGTTGACATAGACATAGTCCTCCTGAGACTTGTAAGAAGTCGATGGGGCCGTGCTTACCGTTATGGTCCCGGCATTAACATCAATGGAGGATATGGTCTCACTCTCTTTGGTGCCGGCAGAAACATCATAGAAATACAACGTATCCCCAACTTCAAAATCAGTAGGATCGTCAACATATACGATAACTGTCGAATCAGCGGTTACGGCGGCAGTAAGCCATGCCTTAATCTGATAAACTTCATCGTATAGGGACATGTTCCCTATCCCCAGGAGATTAGCGAGAACTTCTTTCGGCCTGGCAAAAAGATCCCCACCACCATAGGAAGACTTTTGGAGTAGATTCTGGATGGAACCATCGAAAATCATGTACTTCAATACGTCAGAAGTAAAAATGGCGTAATCAAGTTCACCGCCGTTCAATTCCCTGACGGCAATCTTCGCATCGAAGATATCTTCCACGATGTTCTTAAGAGGCCCAGTGCTTCACTTATCTTCTGCGGCCAAAGTGACGACGTTCTCAGTAGGCACATCGTAATCAATGGTATACTTCAGACCGTTTTGCACGAGGTAGGTGAATGAGGCGCCTGTTAACATCTTAGCCATCATCCACTCCCGCCTTCTTTCGCACCGGTTCTTGAGGCGTTGGGGTTCCTTGGCGACCCTTTTCTTAGTGCTCATGTATTTCGCGGTGGTTCCTGGTTCTCGAAGGTTGTTCAAGAATTCCTCACCGAAAAACATTTTTTCCTTCCAAAAGGCCGCGAACGCTGCCCCTGTCCCTACACCCTGCGGTGCAGTAGTGGGAGATGGAGACCCTGGAGATACGAAAGGGGTCAGGCCCCTGTTGCCGATTTGTGTCTCCCATTTAATACTATCTGACTCCCAGTTGTCTTGCCCAAACAGCCCCAATAACTTTAAAGAAGGAGGGCTTTTGAACCTCTCAATCAATTTCTGAAGAGCAGTTAGGCGAAGATCAGGATAATCACTTGCTCGAATGGTCATGTTAAAATCACCTCCTTCGACTACTTAAGATAAACAAGGTTGCCGTCCTCGACATTGCCGAGATCGGTTTGGACTTCAGCGTCATAATTATACAGCGCACCCTTGTAGAGAACAGCGTTCCCAAGGATCAGGTTGCCCTGCCCACCCTTGGAATTCTCCCCAGTCCCGGTATCTACTGCACCGGCAAGGATGCCAGCGGCGGCAACAAAAGGTGCGGTCGTTTTAGACTGAATAAATACACATCCACCGTTAGCCACTGTAATGGCTGTGGTTACATTGTTGGTCACAGTTATAAGCGCAATGTGTGAGTATGTCGTTCTGTCAATGGCAGTAATAGCCCCCAGGTCAATGCATGAAGCACCATCAGTATCGCTATCCGCGGCACCAAGATGATCCCCAACGGCAAATTTATAGGAATCTTCCATGGTCACATATACTGAAGTGCTTGCAGCCCCATCAGTGGTAAGATAGGAAAGCCCGGGAACATTCGACAACCCGGCAGATATCCCATTATCAACTGGGACGTAAGGGACATACATCCCCTTTCTGCTGGTACTCTCAGTGATTATCCCCATCACAGCGCCAGCGGGGACAACCCCGTAACCAGCGGGAATGGAAATATCCTTAATAAAAGCGTCTTCCGGGCGACTTTTAAAAAGGGCTCTCATGTCAGTTTGGCTGGTCCTGACAACTCCGTAAGGCTGAGATCCGTGCATTATTTCTCACCTCCTTTCTTAGTTCGCTCTGCAAGCTCAAGCATTTCGTCACACCAGGCATCATCAGCTTCTTCCTGCTTCTTTGCTGAAAGCTGCATGGGGTCAGTAAAATCACCCATTTTGATGCTTCCGGTAAAACCGCTACCGATAAC